AGGGTGGGATGGGGTGGGATGGGGTGGGATGGGGTGGGATGGGGTGGGATGGGATAGGGGTGGGGAATTAGGCGGACCAAGAGTTCTTATTGAACGGTAAAACGGTTGTATTCTCCATCTCATCACGGAACTTCTGGACCTTCTTCTCAAACTCCAACTCGTCCGTTGTGGGTGGGAGCGCAACATCGCTATTGTTCAACTCGTCCATTGCGTTCTTCGCAGGGCGGACACCAAAGCAGTTCACGCCAAAGAGGAGCTCGGGGTTGTCAAAGTATCCGCCATTGATACCAGGGCGTCCGCACGCATTATGGTACTGTGGGTGTCCCTTCTGGAGTTTTTCGTATGTTTCCTTCTGTGTAGGATAGACCGCCATCTGTCCCTTCACCCAGCCGTAGTTACACCAGTCGGCACCCTGGTCGTAGGCATCCTTCACCTGGTCATAGGTCGCCAACTCCGAATCGAGCGCCGCACAGACCGCCGCCGCATCGTGGTACGTATAAATATTACGGCTTACGTTAAATACCTGCTTGCCGCCGGTGCTGAAATTGGGATGCGGAAGTACGCCCGATAAGAAGGTTGACGGCTGATTCTCCTTCGCACCAGGCATACCGGACGGGCGATTGCCTGGGCTGGGTAAATCAGGGCGTGGTGGGACACCCTCGTCCATCGGCTTCATCGTAGCAACCAGATCGCCAGGCGCGCCCATATTATTGGCGACACCAAATTCGGCACTCACCGACTGGCGACCATTGATCAAATTACTAATATTCTTGATTCCTAAATCAACATAGTATCCAATCTTCTTGTAATATACATAGCATATGACAGCTACGAGAATTACTAGAACGGCAACAATCCATATGTTTGAAAAAGCACCAGTGACAGTATTTAACATATTTGTCTTTGGTGTATTGAAACCTGGCAATGAAGGGGTTGTTGATTTTAATGGATTAAAGTTCATATCACCTCTACTTAGTTCATTTTATTTACGCTTCGGCAGCCGCTTTCGGTGTAGCCTGGCTCTCCCTTAGCGACCGAATTTGCCCCAACATCATTTGATTCATCGGTTCAACCTTATTTTTACGTGTTAGAAATGCGATATAAGCGTCACAACCCATCGCAGTTTCGCCGGGTACATTCCGAATAGTATTATCATCGTATTCGTACCATTGCTCCTCCTGTTTTGCGTACATTCGGTAGTGACCGCCACGAAATGACCCCTGCTGTTCAATGATAGCCGTTGTTTCGTAAATCGGCGGCATGTATACCTTATTAAACGGGTCTCCCTTGAACGCCATCCAAGGTCGGAAATCAAGCTGCTCAATATCCCACGCCACCTTTCCCGCCACCTTTTGCATCTTATTCGTAAATCTCTTGAGTGTAAGAATGATAGTATCTGGTAGCCGTGAAATGCGATTCCTGATAATCGCCTTTCCCTTTGTCTTACACGCATCGCATTGATAGTCGTCCAGGCTCTCATCCGCAAATCCTAGATTCAAACAATCGGTCAGGGTAGCTCCAACTGCTGTACGATGCGGCATATCACCGCCGGGCAAGGGAACCTTTAACATTAACCACGGCTCATAGCGGGTGGAGACCGCATTACAATGGTCACACGTGACTTCTGTCTGGGTTTGCCCGTTATAATGATTTATAATAGGTGAGTATTCCTTACTAAAGAAGGACCCCCACGAATTGATTGCCTTAATATATTCATCTTCGTGTTTATTGGCAGAGTTGCCGATGACTACCATAGTCACATTCTTATAAATCGCATCGTGAATTCCGCTTAGAATATACTGAATCGTTTCCGACGCATCACTTTGCTGTCCATAATGATGCCAATCGTCGCCTGCCTCTTGAATAGTACGCAAGAAGGCGCCGTGAAATCCGCGCGGGTTGAGCGTCGGTGTTGCGTCTATGGGTAGCTTATGACGCCAGAAGTCACGCATAATAATCTGAAACGCTTCTAGCAGCTGCTTCTTATTGCTTTCATTACGTAGTTTAGGTGTATTTGTTAGAAATATATCACATAAAGGAGGGGAAAGACGAAGTGCCTGTAGGACGACATTTAGGAAACATGTATTTCCCAAATTCCCTAATCCTATTTTCGTTGACAGTTCAGTCATTTTGTTACGGTTCTTTGATTATTTCGGATGAAAACTTTAGACTCTTCAAATTTTTCCGCCTAAAGCATCAAAAATTGATATAAGTTAGACCTTCTTAACCTATGAACACCAACACCATGACATATAATCCTCAACAGTATGAAACCGTTTACGGGTTCTCTACGCTTGACGAACTTCATAATTTTATGCCCGAAGTCCTCTATGACGAAACTATGTTTCAGAACGAAATGCTGGCTTACTTCCGCTATCGTATCGCAAATCTCTTCCAGCAGACCTATACTCGTAACCAACACGTTTACAATATTTATATGTCTCGGGAACGTCGCAATAACTTTGCTATGTGGCGTCAATCGCGCTCCAATCGTAACGACAATCCTATCTCCAACATTTCTACAAATATTCGTGTTGAAGTCCCTGTTACGAATCCTGAGACACCACAGGCTCAAATTCGTCGCCGTGTTGCCGTTGACCCACCCCCTGCGCCTAGAGCAACCGTAAGTGCTGCTGCGCCTGGTGGCGATACTCAAACCCCTGCTAGACGTCAGCGGAATCCTAGCAATGCGTTTATCACCGCAAACGACCTTCTCAATCTTACTACACCCACCGGCGGCGGTGATACCTCGGCGCTCTTTAATCTTCTCGCCGGTACTATGCTTGGAGGGATTGGGGGGATTGGGGGTCTTGGGGGTCTCGATATTCCTATTACTACTACTTTTACTACTAGGCATTGGGAGGATGTGGAGGTAGTTCCAACACAAGCACAGATTGCGTCCGGCTCTACCATCGTTGAAGAGTCCGCGATTGGAGCGGACGTTAACTGTGCGATTTGCCAAGAGCATACCTATGCGAATACGAATAGTTCTCATCAGTGGCGCCGACTCCACTGCTCCCACCAATTCCACCGCGAATGTGTGGATTCGTGGCTAGGACAGAGCGTACACTGTCCCGTCTGCCGTGCGGATATTCGTGAGCCTGGGGGCACTACTACCCCTGCTAGCGGCTCGTACGCCGAAGCCGCCCGTCGTGCGAGCCGTCGTGACTCAATTAATTAAAAAAATTGAAATAACAACTTATTTTTAAATGCCATGTACACAATGTCGTATAAAAATCCGTTTATCGGCGTTTCGCCTGGTAGTATAGATTACAGCCCCCATTACCCTACTCCCAGTGTAACCATCATTCTTGAAGATACCGAATTGGTGGATCGTAACGAATGGGCTATGGAACGTTTCTGGCGTGTATGGTACAAAGAGCGTTCTACCTACGCCCCTGCGTTAGACAATCTTATCATCGGATTACGTCCACAAACGACGTCATCCGAGGGTATTCAGCGTTTTATTGACTATTTCTATTCTGATATCATAAACAGGTATCCCAAGATGGGCTTGGAAATTTACATTCTACCTGATGCGTCTGACGGACTCAGGCGACGACGTATGATTGGCAAAGAGCCCCGCCTAGTATACGCATACAATTCTAAATCGCAAAACAAATTTCCTTTATCATGTCCCCAATCGCCTTGAGTGCCATAGATTCCTTTTCAGGCGGAGTTTCCCTACGTAGTTTTACACTTGTAATCACAATCCGAATCAAATCTTTCCGCTCTTTTTTATTCAGAGTGCCAGTCACGTCCGCTGCCTCGTGAACGAGCTCTGCCATTTTCCTATAACTCATCCGCTTATGTTTGATAACCTGTTTGACTACATGGCTCAGAATAGGTGTAAATTCTTCCATGGCTTTGATACGCCGGCAGCACTCTTTGCGCACGTTCTTGGGCAAGGTCTTCCAATGCTTCTCACAAATCTCTCGCCCATCGTATTTATACTCGGCGGCACGGGTACATGGCTTACCGCTCTTCTTTAACGCTTCGCACTGGTCCATCCTATAATTTATAGTATCAGTGGTTTAGGCTATACAGTCTGCCCATCCTGATGAACTTTGGACCGCACAAAATCAGCAATCTCTTCGCACATTGACCGACACGGCTCCATACCGCACCGTGTGAGCAGCACCGCAATCGGTGCCTTCCATTGTAGGAAAAACGGCGCATAATTATACACTATATCCAATCCGTGATAAATATCTCGTCCAATCTCCTCTATGTTTAAACTCGGCAGATGTGGCTTCACGTGATTCGGCAAACGTATTAAACTCCGTTTTACAAACTCGTCCGTCACCCCCAAGAGTTTCTCTATCGCCTGTTTCGGAACATACGGCATATACAATAGAATAAACTGATGTAGAGGATTGTGTATAGATTCTACGGTTGCCGCTATATTAATACCCTCCAACGCCTTATTCAAATGCGCCGATGGTGGCGCCTCACGCAAAAAAGTTCCGGTTGTCGTAAACAGCGTAAGCGCATAGATTGTAATTGTTAGACACGACAGGATAGACGAGCACATATGAGCATCGTGGAACATCGGTGTCAGAAAGCATAAAAACGAGGTAAATCGGTTGGAGAGGCAGGTCCGTTTTTTAGGAGAATGCTCTTCAGTGAGTTTTGTGACATGGCTGAAAAATTCTTCGGCACTTGGAACTATAAAGTCCGGGTGCTTTTGAGAATATTGAATTCCTTTTATTTGAAACAGGAAGTCAATAGCATCTTTGAGGATCGTATCATCCCCCTTTACGCCTAACTTTTTGGGAATACTTGACGACTTTTTCAAAGAGGGCATTTGTTACCTTCTTATAGGTTTATATAGATATTTATTTAGATAGGCTCACAATTGCCGTCATATCCTGGCGAACCACAGTCGTAAATGAAAGACCTTGACCGGTTGAAGTATAAAGTACTGTAATTTGTTCTTCGGGTCCGCGATACTGGTTGAAACGCCGCATAAAATCGCCGACCGTTTCCCCCTCGGTTCCTACGAGTTTGAGCGCCGTTCCATCGTGGAACCCCGCATACTTCATCCCGCTATTATCGGGCTGAAGTGTGAGATTGACATATTTTTTGGGTGGTGCGCTGAACCAACTGCTGAACATATTACTTATGTGGCGTGTGTTTGGTTTAAGTGTAGTGAGATAAATAACGATAACTATGGCGGAGATTGTAGTCTTTATCGTCTTTATGACATTTGTAATGGTGATGGCTATAGGTTGGCTTTATCATGTTATGAAACAAGTCACAGGTATTGCGAATGGACAATCTCAGCCCTTGCTCTCATCAAGGTGATTAATCAGCAAAGGAACCTGCGAGGGTGCCAAAGATAAGCCTGGCGGCTCAGGTATATAAATCGTTGTATGCTCAACTTGTCCGCAAATATCCGGTACATCAAAATCCTTGATTTTACCGAATTTTTCAGCACATTGGTTGCGAATATCTTCAGGTATTAACGTATTTGTATCCGACGCATCATTAATATCCTGCTTAATATATTTCAAAAAAGTGCCACAATCCTTACGACCACTGTAAGGAATAATCAGTTGCTCTTGCATCTTTCGGGTAATTACGTCCCAACGCTCCGCCGAACTCTTAAAATTATTTGCCAAGGCTGGCCAATTAAACTGATTCTGTATCATATTGACAACTCCTATAGCAATAGAAACACATCCAAAAATCATAGATGTTTTACTAGTATCTGAAACTGTACTACCGATAATTAGATTCGCAATACCGCTCAACGAAATGGCAATATTTGCGCTAATTGTCATCGCCGTTGCCCGTTTACTATAACGAGAATACGCCTCCGTATGCATCCAATTAAAGCATTTGGATTGATCGCACCAATCTGCCATCATCTTATCCACGGTTCCATTCCACTGAAGTCCAGGCTGTGTCTCGGCTTCATTGGTAGACATTCATATAATCCTAATATATATACTTATTTACCTACGGCGGGTATGGCGTTTTGACTTACGGGTCTTTTTTGCTTTTTTCTTAGAGCCTCCTCGATGTCCAATGGGCATTGTCCACGTAGTCTCACCCGTATACGAATTCGTATAATACGGAGCCTGTGCCCGCACCGACCATTTATATGACCATCCAGGCAAAAAATCAATCGGAGGCGTCCAGCTTACTACACCTGTATACTCATTCTTCCAATACGGTGCCTGCTCTCGCTGAGACCATAATTCTACCCAGCCCTCGGGTATTAGTTCCGCGATTGTAGGAGCTGCCTTAGGCTGTGGTGCTGGTGCTGGTGCTGGTGCTGCTGCCCGTTGTGCCTGCGCATGTGCGTGTGCGTATGCGTGTGCCCGCTCTCGTGCTACTTTTTGCGCATGTATCGCCGCCGCTGCCGACATCTCTCTACTTAGAATAATTCTTTATTCATCATCGCATTGAGCATTTTAGGAGGCATATTGAAAACAAATGGTTGACCTTTTGGCTTATTTACATATTTATTCGCATAGATTGTAGTTAATTTTCTATTTATTTTCTTTGTTTGATTACGCTTCTTATTCTTATTCTTATTCTGCTTCTGGCTCTGGCTCTGGCTCTGGCTCTGGCTCTGGCTCTGACTCTGCTTCTGGGTCTGATTCGGTTTCCTCGGATTTTCCATATTCATTTGAAAAATAAGATTGTTATTATTGTTATTTCTACGGGTTTTTCTGGGCATTTCTAATACGGTCTATTATTTTTTGGCAAACATAGAGGCGATAGAACGCTGACCGCTGGACACCATCGCATCCGCCTTGAGCAGAGACCCAAACAGCAATTCTTCCGCAAGTTTTTCCCGTGCCGCCACTGGGTCCTTCGCTTTCTTACAAGCCTCTAGTTCATGCGTCTTGACGCCTGGCAACTTGGCGAGTTCCAGAGCAAACACTTGTGCGACCGGCTTCGCAATCTGATTCGTAATATAATGCTTGTAATCGGGACGGAGATTGTGCTCCTTGATGAACGCTGGCGTCTCAATACGCTCACCCTGTAGCGTCGCCTTGGACTCAATATACACGAACGACATTCGCTCGCTCGTAGACGGCTTATTACCAGGGTCTCGCTCGGCGATTCGGTCCGCCAAGACCTTATGCGCAATACGGGACGGATTCGCATAATCGGCTCTCAAGGACTTGGTAATCATCAGTTTCGTCATGGGGAACTTGCCGGCGAGCAAGTCCTTCGCTGTAGACTGAACGAAATCAAACGCATCCTTCACTCCTGAGCTTCCAACAGGACGAGTAGGGTCCAGAATTCGCTCAATGACGCCGCCGTATACATACTTGACAATTGGCGCATTATCTCGGCGCTTCATCACGATACCCATACTCTTACGATGAAAGTCATCAGGGGTGAGCCCGTCCTCTGACATATCGCCGACATACCGCTTTTTGCTGAGCAGGCAAAACGTCCGAAAGATTTTATCAAATTCAAAGTCGTGCGGCGGCTTGAGGCACGAGCTCACGAGTTTGCCCGATTCAATCGTCAAGTCCTTCGCCGCCTTGAGTGCCGCATCGCCTGTAAGGGGCTTGCCCGTTACAGGGTCCTTTGGTCGGAAGCGCAAGAAGATAGAATCGGTATCACCATAGATACACTCGGCGTCGCACCGCGGGTCCTTGCCGCCACCATAAATCTCTTCAATCACCGCTTTCGCAAACATCAACTGTTTGCGACCATAGGCGGTCGTGGATGCCGCCAATACCTGTCGGCGTACCTTGAACGTAGCACTACCCAACTGACCATATAGAGAGTTCGCCGTCAGCTTATATGCCAATTGCTGAGCATCCAGGAGCGACTTCTTGAACTCATCGGTCTCCTTCTCCGCCTGTTTCCTACACTTCTTACGCGAGGAGAGAAGCATCTCTAGAATACGAGGAATTGTGCCCTGCGGCTTTTGAATATACCTGGCGACCCGCTTACCATCCTTGAGCTTGACTGGATGCTTCCTCGTGTCTGCCGGATCCGGTCGCAGAATATCAAACTCAATGTTCACATAGGTTTGCCCTGGGATGTTATCGTAGCGGTCCGATCCTTCACGCAGCTCACGGAAAGTCGTTCCGTCGTTCTCATAATCCTTCACCCAAATCAGCGTATCATGGCTGATGTTCTCCGAGATAATAGAGGACGGATATAGCGAAGCGAAATCATCAGCGGTAATCGGGTCGTTGATATAAATACCCGTTTTGGGTTCTAGAACAATCGCACCTTCATAGCTGTCGTCCTCCTGATGCTCCTCAGATGCGGGTGGCTCTTCGCCATCCGCATATCTCGGCGGGCTCGGCATCACCTCAATCAACTGGTCCGCCTTTCGGCACTCCTTAAAGATGAGCGACTCAATCTTGATTCCCTGACCACGAAGGAAGATGAAACTGACCGGTACCGAGCATACATTCGCCATCGCCACCGAATTGTTCAGAATTTCCAACTTATTGAACAGTTCCATGACTAGATCGCAATCCTGTAAACAGTAGCGGGCAACGATTCCACGCTCCTGCGCCGTACCACGATGGAAACGGAAGATATCCTTCGGCGATACATCGTCCTTTACCTGCGCCCATCGCGTTGGGATTCCACCGTTATCCTCTAGTTTCGCCTTGCCACCCTTGATGCGAATTGTGAGTTTCGTGGGGTCAACGGCTACGACTTCCGCCTTTTCTACAATTCGGTCATTCTCATCGTCCATCAGTGTGATAAATCGTCCTGGAAGGGTGCCCTTCGTAGACTTGGTCGCTACAACGAATTCTTCGCCATCCGATTTGAGTTGTGTCAGCGATTTAACGGCACCGCTCACAAATGTCGCCGACACATTATCTAGACTATACGAGTCCAAATTATGATTACGACGAATATAGGGGAGCAAATCAATTTGTAGACGTCCTGGGCTGTTCATAAAGTGCATTGTATTATCACCCATCGCCGACGATGACAAGAACTTCTCTTCCAACTTGGTGGGACGAGATTTGAGGGACGAGAGCGGCGACGTTATACGCGACGTCTCCTTTTCGCCCACTAATTCCGTCAGGCGGTCCCAAACATACTGAGAATCAAAACCAAAGATGTTATAACCAATCAAGATATCTGGGTCCGTTCGTCCGATCCACTGGAACCACGCCCGCAGAAGTGCCGCCTCGTCCTCATACGAATAGACCTCAATCGGTACCTCCTCGCCCGGTGGCTTTACAGTCGTCTCATCCACCGAATTGAGCACCCAAATATGTTTACTAATTGGCTTGGTCTTACGATAGAGTACAATGCCGATTTGAATGATTTCATCTCCCGCAATTGGCGGAAATGTTTTCGTCATCAACTTGTCCAAGCCGATAATTGCCCTATCACGGGTATCAGCAGTGTCTGCCACCCGCAGCGCCGCCAACGCATTCTTCAGGCTTCCCTCACACTTCGCATCGGCAATCGCCTTTGTTAGAGATTCTTGGGTAATAGGAGCGTGGTACTTACGAGTATTAATGTAAATCGGCGAGAGTTTGCCTGGCTTATGCTGAATTGCGGCTGCGAGTTGTTGGACCATCTCTTGAACAGTATTCGGAATACCAGTTTCCTGGAACTCGCGAACCGCTTTACGCCACGTCTTCGTTGCGATAGGAAAGTCGCCGTGCGCAGAATTACATTCTATATCCCAAGAACCGATAAGGAAGGGCGCCATACCGGTATCATCCGCCGCCTTGACATCCGTCCATTCGGACACTGTGTAGACTTTCACCTTCGCATCATCCGAATCGGCGAACTCCCAATGATTCGCTGGAACCTGGACCCAGCCGGCAGGACTGATATCCTGTATATGAAAGAATCTGAGAACTGGATCAATATTCGCCTCATACACCTTGAGTGCTACTCGCCTGCCGTCAGGCGTTGCCGAATGAATATCACCCGTTGGAGTATGCTTGGCGAGTGCGGCGACGGCGCCGATACCAAACATAGACTTCGTATCGTAGCCAATCGGCGTAGATGCCTTATCTAGCACACGATCCTTCAAGGTGCGCCAGAGGGAGATAGTAGGTACGGTAATCTTCAAGAATGTTCCCTTGTTTGCGCCATTATAATCCATAAGAACGCTGTGGTCTGTGTAATCTAGGCTGACGGCGTAGAGGGACTCTTGCGGGACTCCGTCTAGAACCCATGCCTGTAGATTCTTCTTTGCCGTATCATTGGTGGCAAGGCAATCTGGAATTCGAACATAGAAGTATGGCTTGAAGTTGGTGACCTGGAGTGCCACGGACTGTCCCTGTGGGTCAGTGCCAAAGAGAAGAATCTGGTATTCCTTCTGCGCCTTTGGGGCGGAATCGGTGGACCGTCGGTCGTCGTCGCTGTCCAACGGGGAATCAGGAAAGGCATCGCGACTCAGGATGTCCTTACACTGGAAGAGGAGGGTGTCTTTTTCTGGATCATACATGTCCGTGTGCTTACCTTTTGTTGCGAAGCAAAAAAGTCAATTTTTTACGCTTTTACGTGTTTATACTCTATTATCTATGATGGCTAGGATAGCTTGGATAGGAGGGACTGGGTGTTGGTAACGCTGAGAAACGCACCGGCTTCTTCGTAAAATCCTGCCACTTTATATCAAACTCATGAAACACCATCGTCTTCACCGGCTCCACGGCAATCTGTGGAATAATACAAATCGCTTGCATCTTCGGCGTAAGCTCTCGCAGTTCAATAAATATACTTATAAGTTTTGCTTTGAGTAATTCGTATTCTCGTGCCGCATCCTGTACATCATACGTATGAAACGTAAAACGTAGCTCGCGGTCCCACGTATTTTCGGCATCCCACAAGCTCGCCGTAATCTTACACTTTGGCGGCTTCTTAAGTGAATTTACAATCTCTAGTGCCTCTTGAACTGTATTAAAGTAGAAGATACCACGCTCGGCGTGTCTGAGAGAGAATTTTTCAGTTTTGATAAACTGTCGCACCACGAACAGCATATCATCCTTTTTCATCACTGCGTACAGATATCGGTTATCACCATGTGTTTTTATCAAGGTAATATTGTTTCGCTTGAGGTGTGAAACAATATCATCTAATGCGAGTTTAGTTTGTGTAGTGCCCATTTGCTATCCTCTGGATTTTGCGGCAGGATAATTTTCAATTTTTTAGTGTTTACGAGTGCTACGTGCGTTGCGACGAGTAGACGCACGACGGCTATTACGCTTTGGCGACTTATACGTCTTGCCACGCTTTGGCAGCAAGCTGCTTCCTAGGAGGAGAAGTGCCGCCGGTCCCGCCTTATTGAGCGCACCCATAAACGCACTGATGACCGATCCCGCAGCACCGCCCGCCTGTGGTGTATTCTCCGTAATCTGTGCATTCTTCTTGATGAAATTCTTATTACTGAGCAATGTTCCCTGTGGACCGGGAATCTTGGCGTTTGGCTGTGCCGTTTCTACCGCCTTTACTAGTTCCTTCATCACCTTCGGGTCGTTCATCTGTGGTACGACATTGGTCGTTTCTGGAGTACCAGGAACCTTATAGTCCTCAACTTCGCCGCTTGGAGTCACCTTGACGACGCTAGGATAGCCAGTAATCTTCGCATTCTTAAGCTCTGGAACCTTCTCCACCATATCATGATGGACCGCCGCCATATTCGCAACACGCCCCGGCGTCTTCGCAATCTCCTTGAACTTCGGCATATAACGGTGGCAATGACCGCACCAGTCGGCATGAATGAGTACGTAGATTGTCGGACCGTTGAGAATCAATTGGCGAAGTTCGGGTATCTGCTCCTCGTTACGTACATCTAGAAGCGGCGAGGGCTTGTTATTCTTAGGGGTTTCCACCAAAGACAAAGGTGTTAGAGCGGGCTCCGATGGTGCTTCTACCGCAACGACCTCCTTGCGGGGTAGAAATCGTCCGCGCTGGTTACGAGGGAACATTCTACCTAGTACGAATAAATTCGTTATACCAGAATAAGAGGGACTAGAATGAAGGTGCCGGCAAATTTTATTCTACTCATCGTGGTTGGCGCGGTGATGCTCGCCATCATTGTGCTTCGTACAAATTTTAAGTTAATTGCCGAAGCGTTTACGGATGCCGATGACATCGCAAAGGCGAACAAGGCGGCAGATGACCGTTCAAACGGTATTCTCGGTGAGCGGGCTCAGGGATGCCCTACCGCTGCCGTTCGTGGTCCCGACGGTCGTATTTCCGTCGTTCCCAGTGGTCAAACCTTCTACACAATGTCCGACTATATCACGTACCTCAACGGACTCTATTCCAACGGCTCCCAGTGTATTCCTCCCAAGGTGACCGATGACCGTGAGCCCGTCTTCGGTCTCATCGGCGGACAGGGTGTCGGTGCCGGCTCCCCTAAATCGTTTGACCTTGAGGGCACCACCCGCGATGTTCTCAACACGGCGGCAAACGGCGAAGAGACCTCTGCCAAGACACCTATCAATGATATTGATGACTACGAATACACTCGTGTCTTCCAGACGGAAGACCAAGCCCGTAATACAATTTCCAAACAATCCAAGAATGAATTGATGGAGAAGTACAATCTAGATTGGGCGAACCTGCCGTTCAATTCCGAAGAGCGCGCAGAAAAAGAAGATACATTCATAGCAGGACGGATGGATAACTACTGGAAAGACCCTAAGTCTGGCGCTTTCTTCAACACTGTAGACGGCAAGAACGTAATGCCTCCCGATGTAGAAGCGGAAAACATGCGTGAGCAGAAGATTCTCGCTTCCTACCGCCCTACTGATATCTCCGAGCACGTTATAGATTCCGAAACCGAGCAGGTGGCAAATATGGTCAATAAGTTATACGAAAATGATCCGAACTGGGTACCGGTCATCACCAAGACCGATGAAGGTCAGTATGCGGTCACCGAACTCATCCCAAAGACACGTAAGGAGCGCTTTGAGGATGCGAAGACGATTGGACTTGCCACGACTGCCGGTCTAGGCGATCAGCCCCGTGACCCCAAAGCGTCCATCCAGATTAGCGACCAAATGCGTAATGACCCCTTCTTTGACAAGGGTGGTGTCGTCGACAAGGACAGCAATCGTATCTGGGAATACAACGATTTCCGTAAATGGACGCCTGACCTAGAGCGTATGTTTGCGCCGACAGCGGCGACAAAAGCGTGGTATTAAACTATAGCATAAATAGGAATGGACAAGCAAGACGCACTGGACCATGCTCCCAATAGCCCTCAGTGGGGCAATTTAGAGCACTATCATGAGGTAGATTTTCCCAATATTGTTGAAGGAAAATACTACTATTTCAAAAATGGTAACTTTTTTGAGGATTATATTGTACGTGTGACGAATAAATTAAATAATAGAGTAAACGGGGATCTTGTATACAAACGTAGGACAGTAGGCTTTAGTCAAGATCCTGATACAGAATATGAAGAAGACCAGTGGATACCCGTTCAATTCGGCGTAGGCTACTTACGTGCTCCACTTGCTAGTATGAACGACCAGTCACCTGGTGGAGCCCGCCAATTCTTTATTTATGATGAAGATGTAGTAATGGCACAAAACGGCGGTGGACTTGTTGAAGATATTAACGCCCGTCTGGACGATCCGTCGTATATTCTACCCGCCGGTACGGTGGCTCGCCGTGTGGTGCCCGCGATGCGGACCACCCCGCCATTTTTTATGCGTAAAACGTTGCGCCGCCGAGGACGTAAAGTACGTAAGTCGCGCAAGTCACGTAAAGCGAATAAGAGGCGTTCTACTCGCCAAGCGAAGCGAGAACGCCGTTAAATCTATACTATTTATTTCAGTTTTCCATAGAATGGAAAGTTGAAACAAGGAAACAGAAAGAGTGAACCGCAAAGATGCGGTAATTTTATTATTATTCTTTATTCCGTCGGAAAATCCAAGCGGAGGATGCCCCCTAGAGAGAGAGAAGGCGGATTAACCCGAATAAAGACTATTAATATTTATAGAACGGATTCATTATATATATTTATAAATGGCATCCCTATGCCATTTATATATGAGATACATCTCCATATTTTGCCAGTCCGACCCCAGCCCTATATGACGCTCCCTATTCATCCAGTTCCTTCCGCCCACTCTTTACAAAGAAAAACTTTCATTTAAACAACCGCAGAGAGTTGAGGACAGAAGAAATAATCAAATGATTCGGGTTGTCATTGATACACGGGAGACAGATCTCTGGGCTTTATGTGCGCCCTACACCGATATGAGCGGCAATGAAGGCTGGATTGCGGAAAAGCGGAACCTCGATATCGGGGATATCTCATTTTACCTGAAGGATATCAGTGGTGCCCCGCTCGTCACACTTGAACGGAAGCGAGTGGACGACCTGGGTTCCTCACAAAAGGATGGACGTTATCGGGAGCAGCGGACGCGCCTGCTCGCCCAACGCGGACTCGGAACCAGCGTGGGTTACATCGTAGAGGCACCGTACTGGACACCGAACTTGTCCAATTCCTGGTGCCGTGGCTCCTTCACCGAAGTCCACCTCCAACAAACGCTCGTACGCCTCCAATTCCGCTATACGATGCCAGTGTTCCAGGTGAGCAAAGTAGACGAAACAATGTCGTTTGTGCGCCGGATTGCGAAGATGCTCGCTGCCGACCCTGCCGTCTTTCGTGGCGGTCTGGCGGAAACCGCCGCAGGGGCGGCTGCCGTCTATACCGAAGCGGTCCACATCAAAAAGGCGGACAATAAGACGCCCGAGCGTATTTTTGTAGCGATGCTCTCAACGATTCCTGGACTCGGTGGTGCCGCCGTAACGGCTCTCGCCGCCGCAACTCAAAATTCAATGTGTAAACTCATGTCAATGTCGGCTGCCGACATTGCCGCCATTCCTACCGGCAAGCGGACAATTGGTCCCTCCGTTGCCGGTGTTGTCTGGACGGCGCTCCATTCTTGATCCTGAGGCGGCTCATCTTCGTTTGTAGGTGATTTCGGCAAGAACGCCCGTGCCCTATTTGCGTGCTCAAGGAGTGTTTCGTCTAGAAATTCATACGGCTCTGGTGAATGTGGTCGGGTTGGTAGCGGCGTAGGTACGGGAGTCGGCGCATGAGGGTGCGGCTCTTCTTGGATTGGTGCTAGCGACGAAGGCGGTGGAATCGCCGCTTTTATCATCGCAATCAAATCCTTTTTACGTTTCCCGCTCCATCGGTGAATGCTGAATTTCTTACACATTATAATAAGTTCTTTATTCGTCATTGACCAATAGTCGGGCTGCTGTTGCTGCTGAGTCGCCATTATACGCCTTACTTGAACCCAACAGAAAATTTACTATATAAATACCGTAGACTACAGCGGTCTAAACTTTATATTACTCTATACTGTTAGATTTATATGACTACGTTTACATTTACATTGCCGACATTTGGCGAACGTAAATTCACCGCTCATACGCAATCGGTCTACCACGCACTTGGAGACGAATCCGACTTATATCAATATAAGAACCACATAAATGAGATGTTTGCCCTATTCCGCATGGAGGCGAAAGCTCACGAGATGAAACCCAAAGAGTACTTTTTGAGTAAATATGAACCTTTGGCGGCGGAGATTCAAGGTAAACGGTTCGCTGCCGGCGTATGGTGCGAGGCGTTACGTAAGCATCGTTTCCGTGAACTTCACGAATACTATCAAAATGCTATGATTAAAAAAGTTAAAACGGATGCGAGTATACTGGTCGGTGATATTGTATATATTGAAACCACGTACGAATCGCGGCAGTATTATGGCTTACATATTGTTGTATTGGACGCAGATGGGAATAAGTCTCTTTATATGTATGGAGACGGCATTCGTCTCAACGCACATCGCAAGGAGGTGATTAAACCTCTACTTGAGCATAATTCTGCGTTTTTTAACAAGGCAGATAAGGACTCACTTATTGATATTATTTACGAGTTTGATGCGGGCTCGTACGACGATTGGCTTAACAAAGACTTACGGGCGGAAATATATGGCAGCACATAGTAAGGGATGGGACAGTCCGCCAGTAGTATAGAGGCAAACCTCAAAAAGCAGCAGAATGAGCCGGCGGCTGTCGGTCACTGGGTCAGCGACATCAAAACCGGCTACCGTTGGGCGACCGACCCCATCGTATCGGGTCCTGATGTTGTCAAAAAACCGCTCGGCAACACGATTCCACAGTTTGAGAACGATAATAATTTAAAATACGCCTTCTCTTTGCCCGGTTATCCCGGTGAGGTATGGGGACCTTACCGTAAACAGTTTACAAAATCGTTTATCGGTGGTCAAGCCTTTACGCCGCCCGAATCGGTAGACGGCGTTCCTATCTTATGCCGCTGCCGAGATATCCAAAAATATATGCGCGATGAACGGGGCGGTCGCATGTTACAGGGTCTCGGTGCGGTCACTCTCGGTAAAAGCGTGCCCGCCTGCTGGGACGACACCTCGTCAATATTCAATGTAAGCGGCGGATTGTACTACTATATAAAAACCCGCGAGCCCGGTTTCTTTGCGTATGCCTGGAGCAGTAAAGGAATGTTTGGCGTCGCTGAAAGCATCGTAGAAGGTCCCGTCGGTCCCGTGCCGCTCGCCATCGGTGCCTATTACTTGATGAAGAAGAAGGGCGGCGGTAGTACACGGCGACGCAAGGGAGCGGCGGTGGTAAAGACAAGAAAAATGAACCGCCTAAAGTCTCGGCGTAATAAGTAGACATATCAATATGAGTGAACCCTCCTCACCCCATCTCGTCGTTATGGCGGCATCCGACGAGCCAAAAGTCTACAATCCCTGGAATCTCACTAACCGGCGCATACCGGATGCTGAGATTCTTGCTATCCTTCGTGCCTACGGCATCAAAGAGAAACCCCGCCGCTGGGACCTCTTCCGTCAAGCCTGTATTCACAGCTCCTACGTGGACCGACCCGAAGGACCCGTCACGAGCGGCAAAGACGCCGGTGAACCCGTCATCGTTGCCCCTAAGCCCGAAGGATGTATGCCGCTCGCCGAAGCGGACAATGAAGCGATTGAATTCGTCGGCGATTCGCTGCTCGGTTGCGTGATTGCCCTCTATCTCCACGAGCGCTACCCAGACCAGGACGAGGGCTTCCTCACGCGTCTGCGAACGCGACTCGTCAATAACAAACAACTCGGTGAGCTCGCCCTCAAAATCGGCTTCCAACGCTGGATTGTCCTCAGCCGCCACGTAGAGGACGTTTGTAACGGTCGCCACAATCTCCGCATCCTCGGCAGCATGTTGGAGGCATGGTGCGGTGCGATGTATCTAGACCTCGTGGACCAAAATCCTGGCGCAGCATTTATGCGCGTCCGCACCTGGCTCATCAACTTGTTTGAAACCCAGGTAGACTTTGTGGCATTGATTAGTGAAGATAATAACTTCAAAGACCAACTTCTCAAATATTATCAGGCAACCTATCATTCGCCGCCCAAGTACAAAGAAGTGCTCGTGGAGGGACCGCTTCACGACCGTACGTTCACCATGGGAGTGTTGGCACCCGATGGCTCTGTCGTTGCTACTGCTGTAGCCCGTAATAAGAAGGTCGCCGAGCAGGAGGCGAGTCGTCGTGCCCTTGTCAAGCTGGGCGTACTTCTAAATGAGGATGAGTAGGCGAATCGTTCATATCTATTGTAACGATTTGATGGTTGCTTTTTACACTGCCAAGTGAGGATTCACTCGGTTTCTCTGGTGTATTCTCCATCTCATTCTCCAATTCGTGGGTATTGGATTCCAAAATAGACTCTAATTTTGACGTTTTCGTCCACGCTTTTGCATTGGGAGGCTGCGTCACAAAATGTGTTAACTGTTTCTTCGCAACGGAACTAATACGATCCTCTTTCACATCAATACTAATATCCCGCATTTCTTGAACACCAATATCAATAAGAATTCGCGGAAGACTACTGACATCCATATTCAATTTCGTCTCCGTTTTTAAATCAATTTGTGCCTGTTTTGTAATATATTCTGGTATTTCTAGATTTGTTTTGAGTAAATCAAGATACGTACCTTTATTTTTGATAATCATCCACAGGGCGTCTTTACGAAGTTCAACTGGTAGTTGAAGTTCTGATGCTATATCGGCACTGAATGAAATCCATTCTTGTTTTGCCTTAATATTTGATTCTAGATTTTCTTGAATTTGATAAATTTTAATGTAACCTGTCATAATTGCTATGCTAAAACTCATAATAATAAAGAGTGTATTCAAAATTATAGTAAGATTTATTGTAACACTATTCGGAAAACCGGCTTGAGCCGAGGCAATCGTTCCTGATAATGTCGATAAAACAAGACCTAAGATTGTGTTCGCACGGATTTTTCTACGATAATACACGATTGCTAGTTCCAAACATCGTATATTATATGCCGCAATGGTGACCCACTCAAAGAGCACGGATACATTCGCTTTCGTCCAATTCGTACCATAACTTTTTCGTAAATCTAGATTTTGGGTCGGCGCTGTAGGCGATTGTCCCACCATTGCCGGTGATTGAGATACTGCAGCATTCATATCAAATATAGCACTATTTTTACGTTCTAACGGCTTCCTCTCCATCCTAGTCATATCTCTGGTTTTATTTTAATGAAATAAGTTAAGGATATACTATGTCGTCTGCTGGTAAACCAAGAGGTCCTAATGGACCAAGGGGTCCTAATGGACCAAGGGGTCCACCCCGGTTTGTATCTCCTATCGCAGCTGCGAAGATTCGTAAAGCCGACCCACCTCCATCCATATATGAATTACAGGAATCTCTTACTGCGGCGGCGCCAGCTGAAATGGCGGCTACCGAAATAGGCACCGGCGTCGGAGTGAGCGGGGCACCTGGTGGAACCGCCGATATTGTACCTACTGCTGCTCCTGCTACAACTCCTGCTGCGGTGACTGTTTCTACTGTTCCTACTGCGGCTACAACGGCAAAACCAAGAGCACCTCGTACGGCTGCGACATCTGTCTCCAAAGAGCCTGTGCCTGCTGTTGCCGCTACTTCTACACCCGCAGTCACTGCCGCACCCCCACCATCCGACGCTCTTATCGAACTCTCAGCACGTCTCACCGAAAAGACCGATAAAAGCGAAGTCAAAGTCGCACCAGACGCTTTTATGCCCGCCAATCGTCGTGCTTTCAAAAACTTCATCATCCAATCGTACCGTCGTTATCAACTTCCTCCTATTTCTTCCGTACCAAATCCGAATGCGTGCGCAGAGGCGGCTGCTGCCTCCAAAACCCAGGTAAAAGCGTTTGCCTATCAGCAATTTGTCCGTGATTACATTCAACGACCCTCGCCCTACCGTGGTGTTCTTGTCTATCACGGTCTCGGCTCAGGTAAGACATGTACCTCTATCGCCGGCTTGGAAGCACTCTGGCAAGCCGGTCAGAAACCGGTCTATGTAATGACACCCGCAACTCTCTCTCCTAACTACCGTGATGAAATCACAAAATGCGGACCATTCGTCTTTCGTACAAACAACTACTGGACATTTCTCCCCGTTGCGAATCCTAAGGTACCCTCTGCCGAACTAAGCTTTCTAACAAAAGTTGTAGGTCTGCCGGTGGGCTGGGTGAGTAAACGTGGCGGCGGCTGGGTACCCGATCCCGCACGCGCCAAAAAGCCCAATTTTGATTCATTGTCGCCCGATGACCGTCGTGCGATTACCGAACAAATCGTCGCCCATATGGACTACCGTATTCAGTTCATCCACTACAACGGTTTGTTAGAGCGTACTGTGCGTGATTGGGCGTGTAATCACCCTACAATGTTTGACGGTGCGACCATTGTAATAGAAGAGGTCCATAACTTGATTCGTACAATTAATAACTCGGCACTGGATCTAACCTACAAGGACGAACCCCGTGACCTCGTCCAATATATGCCTAAATTCTGCTCGGTCGGCAAAAAGTACCGTATTTCGTATTTACTGTATCGTATGCTTGCGGGCGCCGTCGGTTGTAAAATTATTGCCCTATCGGCGACACCTATTATTAATTTCCCACAAGAAGTGGCGATTCTGGCGAATGTACTCGCCGGTGATACTCGTATGGTAGAAGTGAATACATCCGGTTTGGATAAGCGTGTCCAGATTAAACGACTGTTGGACGCCCACCCTGAAGTGGATTTCGCCGAAGTGATACCCCGCCCCGAAATCTCTGCCTCTACTATCCGTATTACGCCCGTACCCAGCGGCTGCCGTAAAGTGATTGACCCCGAAACCGGCGCATTCCGCGGTTTCATTCGTCACGAAGCGGTTGCCCAGATGAGCGATGAGGTGAATCGTGAGCGCAATGTGGAGGCGTGGTTTGAACGCGTCAAGGCGGACCTCGCATCCGCCGGTGTTACCTCATTCGCCGCCGTCACTTACAAATCGGTCCCCCGTCTACCAGATACCGAAAAACCGTTCCGTGAACTCTTCGTTGACACCGAACAATTGGTCATTAAGCCACGTCTCCAATTACCGCTCATGGCTCGCCTTTCTGGACTCATTTCCTACTACAAGGGCGGCAAGGCGGACTTGATGGCGACCGTCAATCGCGACGAGGTCGTTATGTTGGATATGAGCGACCTACAACTCAAAAAATATACCGAGCAGCGTAAACCCGAAATAGATAAAGAGGTACGTGCTCGTAAGGAGAAGAAGCCCGGCACCGATAGTACGTATGCCCAAATCTCTAAAAATATCAACTCAACGTTCAAGATTTTCTCACGTGCCGCCTGTAACTTCGTATTTCCCGCCGATTACGAACGTCCTATTCCCGCCGATTATCGCGATGTTCTCAAAATGATTGGACGAAAGAAGGAGACCGTCGTGACCGACGATGAAGTGCTCAACTCCGAAGACGAGGTGACCGAGGTGGAGAAAGTCGCCGAAGCGGTGGATGAAGCCGCTGAGCGTGCCGAAATGACCAGTGAGGACGCCGCCGGCACACCAACGGACGCCGAAGAGACCGCGGCTGCCGCCGGTGTCGCCGAAAATACCGCAAACGCCTTACCTCCTGCTACCTACGCCGAAGCACTCACGTCCGCCGTTGCGATGTTACGTAGCCGCGCTGCCGAATACTTTTCACCTCAGGCACTTCCAACCATTTCTCCCAAATTCCAGGCGATTCTGGACCGTTTGATGCTGTCCCAGGGACCCGCCCTGGTGTATTCCAATTTCAAAACCCTTGAGGGTGTCGGTCTCTTTTCGGTTGCCCTGGAATTCCAACAAAAATATACGAAGTTTGACATTGTAAAAACGGCAAGCGGCGACTGGGCGCTGTCGCCTGAAACGATTGCCGCCGGCGCGGGCTCAGGGCTGCGCTATGTTACGTATACCGGCGATGAAGAGCGTGCGAAGCGTAACATCATGTTGGCGATTTTCAACGGCAAATGGGGTCGCGTACCAGGCACGTTAGCGGCACAGGTCAAAGAACTCACGGGTTCCGAGAGCAATCTTCACGGTGAGATTATTAAGGTGATTATGATTACCCAATCGGGTGCCGAGGGTATCTCGCTTGCCAATGTCCGCCAGGTCCACATTATGGAGCCCTACTGGAACTACGTCCGTCTTGACCAGGTGAAGGGTCGTGCGATTCGTATTTGCTCGCACATGGACTTACCGCCTGAGGAGCGTACCGTGGATATTTTCACCTACGTGATGAAATTTGCGGACCGTCAAATCAAAGAGCGCCTGGTCGACGAGACAATTGTAAATATTGACGGTGCTGATACAACGGATCAGTCTATTTTTCGCCTGTTAATGTCCAAGAAGAAACTGAGCGATTCCATTTTGGACGTTATGAAGAAGTCGGCGGTGGATTGCGAACTCAACTCCACCGAAAACGGCGGCTACGCCTGCTATCGTTTTACGGGCGATGGGTCGTCAACGGAGCCTCTGTTCCATCCTGTGGTGGAGATTGATGTGACCTTAGCCGAAGGATCCGTTCGTGCCGCTGTTTAGACCAGCCCATTAAATATCCTCCGTTTGCCTTTGTATAAAGATGCCGCCACGGTTCAAATCCTTGGCGTTTATACAGACGCTCGGCGTTTGGATTATCGTAACTCACTTCTAATACGACTGCGTCGCTCATCTCTTTTACTTTTTGTAACAGAGTTGAGCCAATTTTTTGCCCTTGAAAATCGGGGTGGACAACTAAATAGGCAAGTTCTATGGCGTCCAGATGCCGAAACAGACGTGTATGCCTAAGTAGTGCGAACCCTATCACTTGTCGGCGGTTGAGCACAACAATGGATTCTGGGTCGGTATCTCTCAGTGCGGTACGGAATTCGTCTTCGTATGTAGTATCAAATGTCTCACTACCTAATTTTTCTATGGCGTTGTAATGATGGGGTTTATAAGTCGTATAGATGAACGACATTTACCTATATTGTAGGTTTTTTTCTTTTGCCCAAATATAATGAGTACAGGTACTCCGATTCCAGATTGGATTCTTAAAATAGCGACTGATCGTGCTGCTCGTCATGGCATTGTTCCGCCTCCGTCTATTAATAATAAACCATCTAATCCTATCCGTCCTCCACCTCGTGCGACTCCTGCTTCATTTCCCGTACCATCTATTCTTGCTGAAACCGGTGCGGCTGTATCGGCACCGGCACAAACACCAACACCAACTACAGCAATAGTCACATCTGGTCCACTTTCAAGAGTGCCACGTCCTATTCGTCTGAGTAGAATCGCTGCGTTGAACCCAAACGGCGGCAAGTATCTCTATAATCTCAAAGTAACTCGTGTTCCAACAGAGACTCTAAGCTATGTAAGTCTACCTGCGGCACCGCCAACCCTTTCTGCCTCCGTAGATTTACGCTCTCGGTTCCCCGCTGTCTATGATCAGGGTGCCCTCGGTAGTTGTACCGCCAACGCACTCTGTGGAGCGTTCGCATTTGATGCCCCTGGATTTACCGGCTCACGTCTCTTCTTATACTATAATGAGCGGGTTATTGAAAATGATGTTAAATACGATGCCGGTGCCTATCTACACGATGGTATTACCGCTCTTAAAACGTACGGTGTTTGTGCCGAATCGCTCTGGCCGTATCTCATCAATAAATATGCTACAAAACCTACGACGGCTTGTTATACGGCTGCGCTTTCTGACAAAGTAATTACAGCACAAAATATACCACCTGTGCTGGCGACGATGAAGCAGGCGTTGTCCCAAGGCTATCCCTTCGTCTTCGGATTTACGGTCTATTCGTCGTTTGAAAGTAATTCGGCAACGGCGACCGGTATCATACCAATGCCTTCTTCGCACGATTATATACTCGGCGGACACGCCGTGGTTGCCGTCGGCTACGACGACGCCCATCAGTGGTTTATCTTCCGAAATAGTTGGGGTAGCGGTTGGGGCGCAGGCGGATACGGCTTCATTCCCTATGCGTATTTGTCGAATTCTTCGCTTACATCGGATTTATGGTATATCACTTCCGTCAAGAAATAAATTCTAAAAATATTCGGTTTTAATAAGGATGTCTATGATTGTTGCACCACCTGTACCCGTACCGGCGGTTCAAGATACTTTGCCTGCCGTTGCCTCCTTTGAAGAGATAGCCGAATGGGTAGAGCCCGTTCGTGCTATGCTTTCTGAAAAGTTAGGAGCGGGTAAAATGGCTGCTTTGGACGCATTGCTCCAAGAGACCGGTGCTGTAATTGCTGGTGGTTCCATCTTACGTGCTGTCTCTCCGTGGAATGTTGAGAAATTACCAGGAAGAAATACATCATCTTTTGCGCCCGAAGTGAACGACCTTGATATTTATGCGCCTGTCCGCAGCACTCCCCGATTGATTGACGGACTTTTTACGAATGAAGAAACTCCAATTATTAGTGACCGTGACGCAGCAGACGTTAAAGTATTGCCCGCTAGTAATTACTGCGAATCGTTCCTTCGTAAAAACGGAATTCGTCGCGTCCATACATTCAAAGTTTTACCCGCAATCGGCGTCGGCGCAATTAAAGAGATAGATGTTATGTCGGTACGTCACCGTCGTAGCGTCCAACAAGTTGTAACAAATTTTGATTTGACAATATGCCAGATTTGGTACAATGGAGTAAAGGTTTATGCCACTCACCCGCAGCATATTCGTGAAAAGAAGGGTACACTCCAGTCTGATTATGTTATATCACTCATGAGAGGTAATAAATTTATCCGTACTCGCTTACAAAAATATATGAAGCGTGGATTCTCCATTTCAGTTGAGGGAATGGCGGAAAATTTTGAACTTTTGCCAACCGATGACTACTTTTGTAAAAAAGGAGAGAATCGTTTTAGATCACGTAAAAATAAACCTGAATTCTGGAACAAATGGTATGCGTCAGTTGCTACAAAATGGCTCTCTCAATCGTATAATCTGCCATTTAGCGCAATTGTAAAATATAATCCCTCAATTCCTGACTCGCAGACTCCATCAAATAATATATTTGTTCCGTTAGCACAAAACTTTCCTTATTTTACATCTGAAAATGAAGCCGGTTTACATATTGTCACCAAAAAGAAATATGGTTATAAAACAATTTTAACAAAACGATTTTGGGAAAACTATCAAGATACTGGATACGACTCTGAAGATTATGAAAACGAGCGAAACAGGGAAGCGCTGGCAGTTCTCTTTATGAAATCGTTTTATCCAGACATCAATTGGAAAAATCAACCTCAATTAAGTTTCCATTTAGCTATGAATAAATTTTTAGAAAATCAAATGATTCCTTTGAACTATAGAAATTATGATAGAGATATTATGATTCAACGAAAAGTAAATAGCGGTTTTACACTTGGAACATTTTATTATAAACATAAAGGACTTTTACAAATTTTTGATGACCGTGATTATAGTTTATACATGACTCCAGAAGTTCTTAATCTTTATGTCAGCGTACTTGTTGATAAAAGTATACGAATCAATGAGCGTCCTTTACAATTCTCTGATTCGTGGAGCCGAGTATACGACATTCATGCTCATCCGCTAAATGCCGGTATTTCGGCTGATATGTTAAAAGAACATTTGCGACGATACAAAAAATTCCCTAAAGATAATATTCCTTGCTATTGGAAAGATTGCGGGAAAAAACTTACACTAAGCGAAATTCATTATATCTTAGGTCCCAAGGAGTTCAAAGCCTGGTTTAATAAAGAGGAAGGAGAACCTATGTGGCGTGGATTTACTCAATCCGATTTATCACTTATGGAAGCTATTTTTTCCGATGAGCCGAATGAAGCGAAGAATTTCTCCTGTTGCCCTGTATGCTTGTCATATGTGCGCCGTGAAGATGGATGTATGTATATGCATCATAAGTGCCCAGATTTACAAACTCCTTATTCCCAAGATTTATACAATAAATACAAAGATAGATTCAATAATATCTGGTGGTGTACTTTATGCGGACGAATTTGTCAAGATCACCGCCGACCTGGTTTTAATGAAATTGTTCCCGCCCATCACGCCCTTGGACCCGCCGACGGTCCTCGTACCGATTTAATTGTTCCTGGTCGTGGCGCCAACCCTTTCTCTAACGACTGTATACCCTACGGGGGTGGTATGCTTTTAGAAAAATTCATGCGTTTCCAAAAAATCCGTTCCGTTGCGAAAGAACTTATGCCTCAGGCGGGTCAAATGACATTAAAAGACGCCAAACATCAAATGATAACTCAAGTTTGGGATTCGGTCCTCAATATTACTCCAGAAGAGAAGGCACGATTGGAAACCCTACTTGCCGAAAAGCGATTTAATCTTCCTACGAGTGAATTTCCTATTCAACCCGCTCCTATTCCTGAAACGAACAATAACAATAATTTAATATACCCAAATATTCCATACAATATTGGTTCAGGTGCTGATATTCTACTTCCAGATATTTTAGAAGAAGGTTATAATGTAACCAGTTTAGAAGATGAACGACCTGTTCTTCAATTTAAACATAAGAAAAGAAACGGCGAAATTAATAGACATGAAGGTGAGTATATCAGTGTAAAGAACTTCTTTGAATTACTAGAACGACAAAACGCTGGTTACAAGGATGAACGTTTCGGTATGTGTTGGAACTTTCCAGTCTGTGATGCGCAAATTCATCCGCAAGAGGTTGCTTTTATTATTAAAACGTTGAAAGAAAAAGCAACTCAATATCCTGAAATTACAGACGAAGATATCACTCATTTTGAAAAAATCTACAACATCTATAAAAATCGCTTTAATCGTAGATTTTACGTTCAGTCAGGTGGTCGTCGTACTCGCCGCAGACAGCGTGGTGGAGAGAACGAAACCATAGCGATAGACGTGAACGAGCCATTCTTTGTTGAAGCAACCGACGCACAATGTAAACTACCACGTAGTACTAATACCGTTGCGACACCTGCGACTCGCAAGCGTAAAACTTTTCGTAAAAAGCGGGCTACACGAAGACACCGTTAATCTAAACCGTTCTTTCATCATATTATACAGAATGTCTGTCAAATATGACGAAACTTTAGTTATATTCAATGCTTTCAAAGAGATAGCCTCTCGTAAATACAAAACCGAGGGCGAGTTTCTACATACTTGCCGAATGGACTTAGAGCCTCACATATTCGGTGCGCTCAATCGTATTTACGGGGCAGAATTCCAAAAGCATTGGGATACATGTACAATTCCAAAATATGTGGATAAAACCGTTGTCCTCGTTGAACGTCGCTGTCATCCTAATCTCAAATTCTGTCTACAAAACGCCGCCTACTACGCCCGCGGATGGAGTATAACCGTCATTTGTAGTGATACGAACCAAGAGTTTGTGAGAGCCTGTGTGGGCAAGCAAGCAGAGTCGGTGCGAATCATTCCGTTTTTTAAAGGCATCGGCACGCCCGAAGAGGGAAAAACCGAGTATAATACAGTTCTCCAACAGGACCATTTCTGGGATATGTTCTTTGAAGAGCACTTGCTCATGATGGAGACCGATACCTATTTGACCAAACCTCTACCGCCTAACTTGACGAATTACGACTATATCGCATCCAAATGGCCGTGGATGCCTACTGCGCCTGGTGGCGGCGGACTCTCATACCGCAAACGCTCTCTAATGAAGCATGTGTGTTCTTTGAATTTTCCAATTCAAAAAGCACAAGATTGTTTTATCAGTGACGCCGTTCAAAAACTACACTTCAAAACGCCAGACTTAGAGGAGTCTACAGCATTTTTTGGAGAATTCTGTTTCATTCGTACAATGTGCGGAACTCACCAGTGGTGGACCGGCATTCGTACCTATAAATTAGACGAAATAGAGTCCGCAATCACTTTGTCATTGGTTTGACCACAACTATTTTCTTTTCATCATTCTCTTTCTTGATTGGTTCATAACTACAAGTGCCACAATGGTCAACATTTGCCCAATCAATCTTAATATTATTCTTTTTCATATCTGTAAGCGACCATCGCCCTAGCAGCGAAGGCTCCGTTGTTGCGAATATACGAAAGAATCGGCGAAACATTGTTTACAATTTGAGAATTACAAACAATGTTGTCAAATTTTGCGAGTTTTTACACTGGAGGCTTAATATCCGGTGGTGTTCGTGGCTTGCCCGCCTGTCCCGTTGTATGATCACCCCAATCGTAGTTCGGTGGCATCTTAGGAGGCTCCAAATGTGTAATAGTGTATTGGAGTGCCGCCGGTTTCAACGCAAAACTATACGTTTCAAACATATTCATATACGATTTGAGAGTCGCATCTTTGGCACCGCCCCAGAAATTCACGGCTACAAAATGAATGCCCAACGCCTGCGCCGCACTCACCGAATAGTCGTTTGACGCCGCCAACGGGTCCTCGCTCAGCGGTGCGACAAATGTCGGATTCATCAAAATCTTCTTCTTCGCCTCCGCCGCCTGGTCCCCCGAAATCGTCTGTAATTGTCCCGCAGGATACTCCAACTGGATACCGTCTTTTGTAGAGAAATTGACGAAATCCATAAACCGTCCTGAGCCTCGAACATTTGATACGACGACTACTTTGGAAAAGAGCTGGTCAATCGGCACCTTGAAGAGACGGTCGGCGCCGCGGCAATTATTGAACGCCAAATCCATACGATATGGCGTAATGACCGATTGAAGTGCGTCGGCGGTCTTATCAAACGTCACCGCCCGAGGGTTGCCGCGGAAACGTAAATAGAGTATAAGCGGGTCTTGATGACCGGGATTGGTTGGCGTTTGAAGTGCTTCGGCAACAAGGGTTTGAAGAACTAGCACGAACGGCAGCGCATTGAGTGTGGTACGGCGCCACATACTACCCGCCTCAATCACCTGAATCGTCGGTCCAAAATCGCCCCCTGGCTCTACATCCGGCCATATATCAAAGACGAACGCCCGCGCACCGCCGTCCACCGCCAATTTTACGGCATCTGTTGCCACTACACCGTTGACCGAAGGGAAGAAAATACCCGACGCATTCACCGTGCTCACGTAGAAATTCGTAAATCCTAGATTCTCCTCTGCGTAGCCCTGGCTCACGAGACTGTTATACAAATCCGCCAATCCCTTGCGGCTCGGATTGTCCACGCTATAATGGTCCGCCGCCTTCACATTATCACGAATAATTCGCGCAATATTATACGGCGTCTCCAGATACATACGATAGTTTATAAACCAGGCGACGACGGCAATTGCTAGAACCGAAATCGCCAGAAGTCCCCACCACGGAAATCCAGAGTCTGGGATATCAATCGTATACGACCGTACTCCAGACGCCACCCCCGAAAATGAAGATTTCATACTCTCCAAAAATTGCGTAATCTTCGGATTAAAAACCGGCTTTGTTGTAATCTGTGCCGCCATTCTAGCGTGGCGGGTCATTTATTTTTTACCGCCCGCTCCCGAAAGGAGTGCGTACGCCAACGCCATCTTATCCACCGCCGACAACTTCGCCGCCGCCTTCGCCGCCGCATCCTCCACCAACCCATTAATCTTCGGCGCCTCTAACATAAACTTACGCGCCTCTTCCGCTATTGCCGTATACACATTATCAATGCCCGAATTCTGCGACTTAATCGCGTCATACGACGGAATATTCGGTCCCGCCGTGAGTCGCGGCGTAGATCGGCGGGCGATATGCTCACATAACATCATTGTTAGAGATGCCAGGCAATCCCGTCGACCCTTCGCTCCCAACTTATTCCACATCATCGCCACGGAATTGAAAATACCCGCCCGTTCATCTGTAGACAAAAACGCTACATCATTTGCCAAATCCTTCATCACATCAACCAAAAACCATAATACACTCTTTCGTTGTTTGGGGGTCAGGTAGCTCGGTCCACGCTCTTTCACCGTTGGCTGCTCTGTCTGGCTATCCAGTGTAATGAACCAAATCACCCAAAAAAGTGCGCGATTAAGATTCGTAGCACGACACGCCGCCTCAAACTCGTTGCCAATCATTCGCAAGTCATTGCTTTCAATACCCGCCGCCCAGGTTCGCCGGCAACTCAATTGATCTACCACCCCCTGACCTGTCCGAAATCGGGTACGCATCGCCTCGGCGTCACGAAAACAGTCCTCCGCCGTCGGCAATTTCGGCAACTGCTTCTTTTCCGATAACACCAGGGATGTAACCGCTTCGGCTACGTGCTGTCGTACCTGCGGCGTATTTCGTATCGCCTTCGTAGATTCGCCACTTCTTGCCCACAGCGCACGTATTTGCGTCGCCGAATGAACCCACTGCATACACCATGCCGGATTATTGGATGCCACATGGGTCGCCCACGCATTGAGCAGCGCCGCCTCCAATTTTCCCAGACCCTGCTCAGAGCATACAAGCTCTGCTGCCCAACGCTGGGAGCGTACCATATCACCTGCCCCAATCGCCTTCACCAGCGAATTGACAACATCTCCCCACGCATATCCGCACAGAGTATGTTTATTTGTAGCTTTCGGCTCCATATCTTATAGTAAGTTGCGAAATCTAGCGGCGAATTGCGTACGCACTGGCATGGCGTAATTTGAGAACATCTAATAGGAATGACCAGCAAGTGGTTTGGTGGCGGCATAGATGCTCTTGATACTATCCAAGTAGTTTTGGTGGTGATTATCTCTATACTCCTGGCGAACTATCTCTATATTCGGTGGATGATGGTAGGAAATCGCCGAACTGAACTAGACGATATAGAAGCATTTGCGAATCCCGACGATTCGCCCGAAGCGAACATTGTAGTTCTAGGAAATGAAACACTCTATGATACATTCTACTCCAAAATCTACGATACAATTGTGGACGGCAGCGTGCGCCAGCAACAGGAGGTCGGTCTCACCCTCATTTGGGCGAAGGGCTACCGACCCGAAGCGAAAACAATTGAGGTCCTGGACATTGGCTGTGGTACCGGCGGGGATGTAGAGGAATTCCGTAAAGAGGGAGTCGGCAAGGTCGTCGGTATGGACGCCTCGGATGCGATGGTCTCTATTGCCCGTAAGAAGTTCCCTAAAAACGACTACCGAGTGAAAGAAGCGGAAAACATCGGCTCATTCGCGGCTGGAGAGTTCAATCTCGCCACCCTGTACTATTTTACCTATTATTATCTACGTGACAAAGACCAAGTATTCCGTAATATCTTTAACTGGCTACAGCCTGGCGGTTGTCTCGTGATTCACCTGGTGAATCGTGAGAAGTTTGACCCAATTTTAGAATCCGCCTCCCCCTTTGTCGCTTTCAGCGTACAAAAATACGCCAAGGAACGTGTCACCCGGAGCAAGGTCACCTTTGATAAGTTTGAATACGAAGCCGATTTCACCTTAGACGACAATCGTGGCGAGTTCCGTGAGGAGTTCCGCTTCAAGGATAGTAAAAAAATGCGTCGCCAAATCCATCATCTCCGTATGCCCAAGATGGATGAAGTGGTCGCCGAAGTGGAAGCGAACGGCTTCACCTACAAACAGTTCATTGACCTCACGCCAATCGGCTATGAGTATCAGTACCTATTCTGCTTTGTACGCTAAATAACCTCTTTGAGTGACGACGCTACACACTTTACGAGGGAAGTGGAGAGATTCTTTGTACCTGCCTGTCGGTAGTCAAAAGAGCACCGATGCTCTTCTGCGTACCGATGTTTGCCACAAAACCGATATCCGCACTTACATGCCATATCACTCAGCATTAGTTTGACTTTACAGTCAGCATGATTACACCGATTCGGATTCTTTGGTGCCGCCTGGGTGTCTAACATAAATGTAGGCATCTGTGAGGTCGTAGGACTAGAGGAGAGGAAAAGCGGCGAATTTGTTGGAAGAATAGGGCTGGGGGTGGTCATCCTAGGAGGGCTGGTGGTTTTGGGCGGGGCGGGGGCGGAGGTCAATTTTTAGGGGCAGGCGGGGTAGGGCAGGCGGGGTAGGGCGGACAGGACTTAGAAAAAATGACGGAGGCTAGCGGAGGTGGACAATAGGATAGTATGCCAAAGTGTAAAGCAATCAAAACAAATTACTTACCGTGCGAAAAAGAGGCTTTAGTCGCCGGCAAGGGTGTGTGCGGAATCCATCGTACCCGCATCGCCGTAGATACGGCGAAAGAGGAGGCACGTCTAGCAGACAACATGTCCGCACTAACGAAGGCGGCAGACCGAACCAGCACGGCATTTGCCCTGATGACGATTACGCCGACCCCAGGAACCGAACGAGAGTATGCGAATGCGAAACAAGAGGAAGCGCTTCTCAAGACCCGTGTGAAGACCGAAAACGATAAATACAACAAAGACCTCATGACGCAGAAATGTAAAGAGGTGGCATCTCGCAAACTCCACGAGCTGCTCAATCTAGAAACGGATACAACGCAAACATGCTACGCGATTCCGTCTAGCCAAAATGTTCAGTGTACGAGTGCGAGCTCTGTCTCTGGCTCTTCACATGACCATCTATGTGATACACACCGTACTATGCTTGTTAACAATATTTCCGTCCTAAGTATGAATCAAAGCACGGCTATAACATCGAATATGGTCCCGTTTCACTTTGCCAGTGATCTCAACAACCAGCTGTTGTTTGACGCGTTCCGTGAGGCGGTTCGTGCCGCACGATTCACCCGTTTTGGCTCGCATACAGCACCACCCGCCCCCGCAATAGCGGCTGTCCCGCCCCCTCGGCGCATCGCTGCCGAACCCGTCCTCACCGCCCCCGTAGACATTGCGCCGCACATCGCTAAACAGCATCTAGAAATGTCGTTGGCACTTGAAAAACCTATTACCTGTCCCATCTGCTACGATGCGGTGACCGCCGAAACAATTGTGATGACGCACTGCGGTCACGTCTACTGTACGCCGTGTTTGAAGGCGGCGAGGGACCGTGAGCGCAAATGCCCCCAGTGCCGTGTGGTGATATAAGGACAGTGGGTGTTATTTGAGTAAGATGCCCTTTTGGTCAAAAACGTCCGCCGCACCCCGTTGGATTGACACTTGGTTCACCAACCACACCCAGCGGAGTTTTTTGCGGATAAAGCCTCCTGCGGAGCCGAAAACACCCGAGGGGCTATCACCTCCTGTACGTCTAACAATAGATGATGTAGGTACGTTGTCGGCATTTTGGACCGCCTCCTACGGCGGCGACGACTGGTACATGGACGCCCAGCCGGCGTGGGTGTCGGCATATTTGAAAGACCCATCCATAGTCGTGTTAGGAGCGTTTGACGGCGGGGGAAACCTCGTAGCTACGATTGTGAGTACGCCGTTTTCGGGCTCGGACACCGAATTTTCTACGGGGGCAATGCTCAACCACGGTGCTATGCGAGTCATTGAGGGGCTCTGTTTGGAAAAGTCGTGGCGTTCGCGTGGTATTGCCGGCTATATGATTGGAATGATGGATTGTTGGACGTCGTCGAAAATACCCGTAGCACATCTTTGGGCACGTGAAACTGCGTCTATGCCGTTTTTTAGCACCGCCCTACGAACTGATACGTATGCTATGGCACGGACCAAAGACTTTGTTGGCTCGGTCAGCTGCGAGAAAATGGATTGGATACAGTTTAGCGACATGTGGCAGCGGTCATTTCGTAAGTGGATGATGAATGAGGGTGAAGGCAATCCGCCGCCCCAAATCGTGTCTACAAAACCGATAAATCGGTCCGAACATATAGACGTCTGGATTACGAAGAAGCGTCCCGATATAGAAGCAGAGTTACGTAAAGTTGTTGTCGTAGTTAATACTCGGCGGCGGGCGATTCCTGGCGACGAACGGATTTTTGAAGTGGTCTGGTGTGGCTATTTGGTCAGCGGTAAACTCAAACCCAACACCGGCACCCGTGGATTCCGTCCCGTTCTAGAATCTATTGGCGCCGGCTACAAAGATTCTCTGCTGTTTGCGTCAAGTGGATATATGGGCGGCGAGGCACGCCCCGATTGGGCGGCACCCTGGCGCTACGGTCGCAGCGGTGTCCACTCGTGGCACATCTATAACTATATGCCGCCGGTGTTCGGTGCCTGTGAAATTATGGCGGTCCGCGATGAAATATAAAATCTCCCTCTTTAGAAAAATGGGTTGTGACTATTATACGTGGATAGAAACTATTCTCGTATATAAGGATTTATCGGGCACGGTCTGCCGATTTGTACAGCAGGGTGAGAAACAACGCTGCTACGAAGAATTGGACGATATAGATACCGATTTTAAGGTACCGCCAACGACTGGTCAACTTCTAGCCGAAGAGATTCGTGTCTACGGAAAAAAGGTAATGTTCACCGCCGGATTTTGGGTATGCCATTATAACGGAAAAATGCGTATCCGTGAATTATGCGAAGCGAATAAGATTCCGTTTGATTCGCTCACAGAGGTTTATAAACAAATGGGTGGACGAGTTGCCTAATTACGACGGCGGTGTTTACGGGTTCGGTGCTTGCCGCCCTTCCAATTGGCTATCTCATTTGAAGGCTTTCGTGGATACCATTCACCGACGGATAACGAGACATTACTATTTTTACGAGATAGGTTATTTGTTATTGTAGATTCAAGGGATGCGTTTGACGCCGAACGCCCCTCCCAATTGAGTCTTACGTTGTTATTTGTAATACCGATTGGTATAAGTTGGCTGAGTTTATCAATGTAATAATTGAACATAAACAATACAAAATAATGGAGTTCCTCTTTGACCTGTCCATACTCCGCCGTGGGAGGAAGAAACGCAATATCACGCAGAAACTGATCTCTCTGACCCTTTGCCTGGTCAATAAATCCCTGAATACGAGTTATATACTGCTCTCCTGTTTCATTTACAGGATTATAAGGCTTTGTAATAACAATTTCAAATAACCGACGAGCACCATCTATATTTCGTACAAGTTGAGACGCATACACATCGCCCCTATAATCGTCTAAAATGTCCTTGAAGCGCTGGAACTTACCGCACGCCGTTCCAATATTACTGTTACGAATACGCTTCGTTCCCATACAGACGCCGCTCTTGAGCGAACGTGCTACCCGCCGGCTGGCATTGGCGAGACGATTACGCAGCGATGACATTTCCTACTCTATCGGTCTAAAATATGGCGACTTGGTTGAGTTAGAATGGACTCCCCGCCCCCGTTTACCGACGCCGAACTTGCGCAACTCGCCCAAGTCCAGCAGGCAATGGTCAATCAGGAGGATACTGGTAGTATTCGTATGTATGGAATTCAGGCTCACGTTGAGGATATAATGCGGGACATGTCCAAAGACGAACTTCTCGGCGCTCATATGGTTCTGAGCGTTCTATCCCACCGCCTCGGAAAGATGTTCTTTGATGATCATATTGAGTTTGACCGCCGGGCTCTTGTAAAAACTATAGAAGAGCTCTGGGAGATTTCGTGTGAAATTAGAATGCACAAGTTTCCTGAAACACCGCCACCGCCACCCACCGGTTCTTAGACAGTCTCAGGGAATCCAGACCCACGTTCAAGCACATTCTTAGAAAATCGGGGAGGCAATGGTGTATTTGCCGATACATATGTAGATTTGCCTGACTCGGCATTGCTGGTTGATACACCTCGTCCTAAATTATTCATATCCTGAATTGCTTTTTTATACGTGGTTTCTACAGCAAGGTAGTGGTCCGCAATGAGAGCACGCCCCTCTTTAATGAGAGCATCTAATGCTGCCTGTGCGCCCTTTGTATTTGTAACAAACACAGGATTGAGGCGAATAATATGACGCTGTTTATATCCGCCCTCCTTGAGTGAAAGAATCTTACGAATAAATTTTACAACATTCTGTAAATGCGCATCATATAGCCCATGTATGGTCTGATGACCCTTCGTCAACACATTTTTCTGTCCTTCAATGTTTGTTGAACGTACACCCGTGGTGACCGTTCCGCAAAACGCCGGTGCTATTGTCTTCGGCTCAATAAACGCCAATTGTGAAAATTCCTTTGGTGATATAGCACTGTTCGGGACATATGGACGGGCGATATCCGATTTCAAAAAGCCCGCCGATACAGCACGAAGTTCATCGTCCGCCTCCGCACTCTTAGTTCCGCCGTTTTCATCATAGTATAGAGACTGTAAGAGAGAATAGGGAACTGTAGATGTCATTACTCCCCGCCAAGTATCATTGCAAAACAATGTATCCAATCTATCTTCTACGAGTCCCGTCGCAAGTAAAAAGGCACGGTAAATTGCTGGGGATGTAACATCTTCCTTCTGTTGACCTCTTCCCGCAATAGCATTTTGATAGTTGATTAGAACTTCATACGTTGAGGCGTCTAGTTTTGTAAACGGAGCAAACTTGCTCTTTGCCATGGTCGCACGGACACCTGGGTTTTCTAACAAATATCTCTTAGGCTGGCGGTTTAGGATTGGGTTTACACGGTCGGCAAACGAGCTAGGATTCACTGTAGTGCCTACCGCATATGTATTGCCGTACTCGTCCATGTCAAACTGGGATATTTCGCAGGTGCCCCCTTCAGGACAGAGGACTGAACTGAGAATTACGCGGAAGAGAACGGCACCACCACGGTGAGCACGGCGACGAGTTGTGCGGCGTCCCTTGCGTTTACGAGACGTGCGGCTGGCACCGCTTGCAGTGCTTACTATATTACTATTACGTGCAAGTGGAAGTCGTCTATAATTTCCACTCACATTTGATGGTGCGTTGGATAGCGGGGGAGGGGGATAGACTTGCGGTTTAGCTGGTACGGAGACTGGTGCTTGGGTCGGCACAGGGGCTTGGACTGGGGCTGGTACAGGAGCAGGAGCAGGAGCAAAAGCAGGAGCAAAAGCAGGAGGAGTTGGCGCCGGCGGAACAAAAGGTCCAGATGCTGCCGGTGCGTATGCCGATCCGTGAATACTAATTCTTAATACACCCGTATCCGTTGTACTCTGAGAATTATATACTATACCCTTTTCCATATCAATAACAACAGAATCCTGTGTTCCAAAATAGTATAATTGACGCATATCATTCGGAATCTTTTTCAAAGTACCATTCGTCGTAAACACCGATATAATATCAGACGGTACATGGTCGCCCCGCACAGACTGGTCCACCAAATTTTTATAACGCTCATTAATACCTGTGGATTTTACATCTAGCTGATTTATTTGTAAATCCTTATACATATCGGGTTGAAACGCAACGCTCGCCACAAGTGCCGACAGAAGCAATATCAATCGCACAATGAAAAACGCAAATTGTCCACAGTAGATGCTGCGGTCTTTATCACTTGCGGCTAATGCCTTATACTTTTGCTCAGATCCAAACCCAACCGGTGTAAACTCTCCACTCTTAAGTGTGTCCGGGAACTGTAGTGTCGTAAATTCCTTTTCCAACTTATTTTTAATTATAATTATAAGCGACTGACAACCCTTGTCAGATGAAAGCATTTCCGATAAATCAAAAAGATTATTGTCCGACATCAACATTGTCACAAGGTCCGACAATACATTTAGGGAGAACTTCTGAGACTGGCGCAACTTAAAAGTACCATATCTTTCCAAATCCTCTGGTTTCGCACTCTGAGGCACGGAGACTTGACCTCCCATTCTATTTAGGGTGATGACTTTTCGGCGCTAGCAGGAAATAACACGCCACGCCACGATTCAATACGCTTCAAACACTTATGAAGCGTTGCCACCGAAATACTACAGACTTTCGCCACTTCAGCGTTCGTCTTATCCAGCCCCATTCGCTCGCACGCCAGAGCCAGCGCCGATGCCGCCAAGGAGGACGGCGTCGTTTCAGGGCAAACGCCCAATTCATCAATCATATTGCCAATCTTCGTGGCTAACTCTACAATCTGATTATGAAGCAGCCGAGGCGTTTCCAGTTTATAAATTGCCGGCTCCAAATAATGCCGAAAATGGGTTGAGGGCGTTTCTACCTTCTTTTCCGCCGCCGGCGTAGTGTGTAAATGCTCCTCCAGGAGACCCGAAAACTGCTTCACACCCCGTGTAATCAGTTTCGCGTCAATCTGAAAGATTTCAGCGATTTCCACCGGACGACGAGGCGTATCATGGCGCTTCAGGCTTTCAAACAGGCACGCTGCCAGCAGTGCGTCTTTCTGCTGACCTCGGCAAATACAACGAGTGCTCACCTGCGCATATAACTGCTTAGTCTCTTCCACAATTGCCATAGACACACCTGCGTTATTCGCCCGCACCTGAAGCATTTCGAAAATCGTCCAAAGTGTGCGCTCACGATACGGCATAATATTCCACAAGTGGTACTGACGAATACGTCGCATCGCCTTGGAATCACCGGGTCGGGTCAGAATTCGCGTACCCAAAGACGATTCTGGGAGAAGCGGATTGAGAGGATTGCCGACCCGCGTCGGATCCGGACTACGGTCCTCAGACCCAAACCACCGATACTCCGCCGATGAGTCCAATTGAAACCCCATGTGATTTCCGCATTTTGTACAAATCACCTCTTCATTATGTGTCTGAATCCATAAACCTGTATCACAGTCTTCGCAATGAAATCCATCCACCATGTCCGTGGGCGCAGGTGGCTCCTCCGCAAACTGTTCCACCGCTTTGGTCCAATCCGCACCACCAAAGATATCTACATCTTCGCTGCTCGTTTTAATACACGATGATACGCCCGGAAATAAAAGTGAAGACATCGTACAACGAATAAGTTGTAGAATAAAGAGTGATTCTGGGGACTCTTCATTTTTTATCTTTATCCGCAGAACGCAGCCGGATAAAACCACACGACCTTATAAGGATGTCGGCTACGACAAGAGAAACAGGGCTGACGGCGCTCGGTCCCTATTACGATTTTTCCAACGAAATGATGTACCCCTCAGAGATTGGTATCAAACGGGATGGTGATATCTTTAGTGGACCCGACCAGGTATATAGAAACGTCGCCGGTGTCCAGTACTATGTTGATACGATGGCATTCGGTACGCCGACCAAAAGTATTATGGGCAACGGACCCGACTTCCCCCAATCGCCTCTCGGTCTCAACTATTTCTTTAATACCGGACAAACTTGCTCTAACGGTGCCGATATGTACCAATATATGTCAACGATTCCCTCAGGGCTACCAGGGGGTATGGGGGGCGGGCTTAAAGAAAAACTCGGCGCCAACTTACAAGGTCTTGCCCCAGGTGCTCTCCAAGATTCGTTTGAGGCGATGAATCCCGTGCCGATTCTAAATGCCGTTATGGGCACCGGCTATCCAAAATGTAAATTGATGGAAGCGCCGGTTGGAAATGCCGACGGTCAACTTGCCTCTCGTTTCCCCAAACCGATTTACAACGCCGACCCTACCGGCAGTGATAACCCGCCAGAGTTAGTCCCCAATGTCTGGGTAGACCCCGCCGCCGATAAAGTCTATTATAAACCTCTGGCGCCAAATCCAAATGTCTATGTACCAGGCGGACCGCAGCCGCATATGCGTCGCTGGGTCTTTGATAAATGGATCAGCCAGGACGAATACTACTGGACGCAAAAGCAGTTGAAACAAATGGGACGGCTCTATACATCCGATGATATCCCCGACCAGAATACACCGCCGGATCCATCCATTCCACCACAACCGACCGCCAATATGTTCAAAGCGGCACTTCAAGACATGGGTACCGAGGGATTCTCGCCAAACCTGAATTCCTCACAATTTAGCGCAGGTGTATTATTTGCTGGGTTGTTTCTCGGACTCGTCGCGTTCACATCGCTACGAAAGTAATTTCAATCGCCCCAAGTAAGGAGAATGGATATTCAGGGCGGCTTAAATAATATTGCCGGCGGAGTGACATCGGCTTCAAACCAGTTTAATACTATATTCAAGCAGCCGACGGCGGTGATGAACTATCTGCCCGACGCCAGCGCACTCATTGGACCCGTCTACGATTATTCAGGCGAGCTCAAGTCTCCAACTGATATCGGCATCCACGCTGGCGATGGTTCGCTGGAGGGAATTGGACGAGCCGCCGCCGGCGTAGATTATTACGCCGGTGCGCTTGGCTACGGGCAGTCCGTTGGGTTGTCTGCCGACCAGGGCGGAATGTCGCAATCGCCGATGGGTCTCAACTTCTTTCTTAAAGTTGCCGATGCGAAGATGGGGGCGGCATGTAGTAACGGAGCGAGTATGTACGAATACGTGAGCACGGTGCCCGAAGGAATTCCTGGTCCGCTCGGCGATAAACTTGCCCAACAGATGGGCGGAATTCGGCTCCAAGGATTGGCGCCAGGAATTATCAACGACGCCGCCGATGCGCTCAATCCCGCCCCGTTCTTCTCCGCCGCCATCGGCTCGGGCTTTCCGCAATGTAAACAGATGACCGCTCCCGTCGGCGATGCGCAGGGAAATTTACGCTCTAAAAATCCGAATGTGACTCGTCCGTGGATTGACGCATCCAAGGAAAAACTCACGAAAGGGGGTGACGGCAAATATTACGCCACCCACTGGGTCTTTGATAAGTGGATTTCTGGCGATGAATACGATAAAACGCAAAAAAAGTATCCGATAAAGGACGCAAAAGGAAATGTCATTGAGGATTTTCGCTCAGGACCGGTTGGGGGCTCGCAGCTCACCGCCGGCGTTCTCTTCGCCACCCTCTTCATCGGTCTCGTCGCCTTTACCGCCGTACGAAAATAAGCCACCAAAGTAAGAAGCGGGGCAGATGGATGCTCTTCAGCAATTACAGACAAAGGTCACACAATATACGCCAAACATGACGACTATTTTGGGACCAAAATACGATTACTCCTCCGAAATCAAGACTCCAGGTGACATCGGTGTAAATTTTGGCGACGGCTCATGGGGCGGAATCAAAGGTGCTATTGCCGGTGTAGATTACTACTCGGACGTCATCGGATACGGTGAAACAACCGGATTTGCGAAAGGCGAGGGTCAAACCCAGACTCCGATGGGTCTGCGATTTTTCACCAACTCAGGAGCAACATGTTCGAATGGTCAGGATATGTACGAATACGTGGATACTACGCCCCACGGACTCCCTGGTCGTCTCGGTGACGAAATTCAAAATACTCTCGGCGTTCATCTTCGTGGCTTAGCACCCGGTATGTTTGAAGACGCAGGAAAAGCCCTCAATCCCGCGCCAATGTTTAATGCCGTAATGAACAGTGGTTATGCCCGTTGTCGCAAGGTGACCCTGCCGGTTGGCGACTTACAAGGAAATATCCAAAGTCAGGTGACCGGTGAATGGTGGATTGACCCCTCTAAAGAAAATATAATCCGTGGCGGTGACGGAAAGCCCGCAGCGAGTCATTGGATTTTTGATTCGTGGGTGAGCGCCGATGAATACACAGCGGACAACAAAGTGGAAGGATTCCGTGGCGGATCGGGACAGTCAAAAGTTCTCGCCGGCGTTCTGTTCGCCGCCCTCTTCGCCGGACTCGCCGCATTTACTCTCGGTCGTAAATAACCTGGATTTCTGACAAAAATTGAAAACTATTTGTTAACCTTAGAAAGTAAGCATAACAAATGGGACAATACTACTATGCGGTCATTTTGGACGCCAACGGCTGGATTCGGGTTTGGATGGTGCCTGGTTTGGGGATAAAACTGATGGAACACTCGTATCTGGGGAATGAGGGCGTTGAAACATTTGAGGCAGAGCTTACACCTGAGGGTCGGCATCATAAGTCGCGCGTTGTCTGGTGCGGCGATTACGCCGATGCGGAGCCGGGACTCGGCAAAAATCTACATTTGATTTGTCACGAGCGCAACGATTTAGCGCTTCATTCTGCCATCAAATATACCGATGCGTATCCGTTTCTAGTGAATCATACGAAGCGACAGTTTGTGGATAAGTCTAAAGTTCCCAAGGGGGTCCAAGGGAGTCAGATTCATCCTCTGCCACTTTTGACCTGTGAGGGGAACGGACGGGGTGGAGGGGACTTTCACGGCGAGTCGCCCCTGATTGGGTCCTGGGCACGGGATGTCATTTCGGCAGAAAAAACTGCCCCAGAGGGATTTACAGAATTAGCGTTTGACCTGCGTGAGGATTAGAGTACCGACTTGACCGCTGCCGCCTGCTCAGGCATGAGAGCCGCCTCGTTCGCAATCGCCCGCAGACGGGAATCGGGCAAAATTCGTGAACAGATGGACATCGATTCCAACTCCTGTAAGAAGAGCTTATAGGCGTAGGGAACGCGAATCTGGGCGAAATCGGTGACGGCATCACACGAGGTACATTTGAAGATTCCTGCCTTCGGATTCACTTGACCCAGGAGACCGCACGACTTACAGACGAAACATTGGAAGTTATCCGATTTTTCCATCATGATCTCTTTGAGGAATTCGGAGGCACCGTGGGCAACCATACAATCACGTTCCATCTCGCCGAATCGCAGACCGCCATCGCGGGCTCGTCCTTCCGCCGGCTGGCGGGTCAACATCACGAGTGGACCCGAAGATCTGGAATGGATCTTGTCTTCCACCATGTGCTTGAGACGCTGATAGAAGATTGGACCCATAAAGATACTCGTCTTCATCTGCTTACCCGTTGTTCCACAATACATTACTTCATTCGTATGCGGCTCAAGTCCAAGGTCATCACGGAGCATTTTGGAGAGTCCGTCCACGCTCACATCGGTGAATGGGCTGCCGTCGCCCACTGCGCCAATTTCGCATCCCACCCGTCCCATGAGCGTTTCCATTAAATGTGCAATCGTCATGCGGGACGGGATACAATGAGGATTAATGATAATGTCGGGCACGATTCCGTTTGCCGTTTGAGGCATATCTTCGGGCTCCAAAATCATTCCCACCGTTCCTTTTTGTCCGTGACGGCTACAGAACTTATCACCAATTGTTGGAATGCGCTCGGACCGCACACGAATCTTGACAAACGAGAATCCCTCGCCGTTCCGTCCGCGATAAATCTTATCCACAAAACCGGTCTCGTTATTGCGGAGCATCTTGGAGGCATCTCGGTAACGCTTGCCGCCCACCGCTTCTACCGCCGCTGCGGCTGCCGCCGCCGACATGCTCGCCAGGGACGAATGCGAGACTCCCGCCGCCATCGCACCCTCCACCGCCCTGAGCCGAATGGGCACAACTTTGCCAATGAGAATATCATCATTGTCCACGTAGGTGTTTTCAGGAATAATTCCGTCCGCGCCCAACTTTTCGTAATTTGCCAACTTGATGTGTTTGGTGAGGCTGGGGTCCGGTTTACAGAATCGCTCCTCCTCGCCGCTCGCCTGATTCTTCTTCTCCTCGTCCTTGTACGTTCGGTAGAAGATGGAACGGAAGAGTCCGCGGTCCAACGCCGCACGATTAATCATGACCGAATCTTCCTGATTGTAGCCTCCGTACGTCATAATTGCGACGATAATATTGTAGCCCGACGGCATATCCTGGGCACGGTAGTACTTGCTCATATACGGTGAGACCAGCGGACGAGCGGTGTAGCAGAGCAAGTTGCTCATCGTATCCAAGCGCTCCGTAAAGTTGAGGGCATACACACCCATTGCCTGCTTGCCCATCGCCGCCTGGTAAGAATTTCGCGGTGATTGGTTGTGGTCAGGAAACGGAATATTTGAGCCCATCGTTCCAATAATCACCGACGGATGAATTTCCAAATGAGTATGTTCGGAATCCAGGGTGCCGAGAGTTTTTGCAATGTACAAATTCTCGGATTCACCAGCATCTACGAATTCAATCAGATGATTGCCGCCAGGGCTGACCCAGCGCATCAGGTCATTCCAAGATCCGCAGACCTCCCACGGCTTCTGACAACCGGTTGAGAGGACTTCGCGAATCGTTTCGCCGATGAAGAGCGGGCGGACGAGACGACCACCCTCCGTATTCACCCAAACTTCATTCGGGCTCGGCTTGTAGACAATGCTGGTGTACGGATGAACACGACCGGCACGCTTGGCGGTCACGAGTGCCTGGACCGAACGGAATGCCTCGGCACTGCCGCCCAAAGTTCCCACCCAAGCTCCGTTGATAAATACTCTCAGAAGATCACGGCGTTCAATTGCGGTCGTTTCTGCCAGATGTTTCATCTTGAGTTCATCGTACAGGACCTTGAGGACCGGATTGGGCGAAGAGGGAAGGGTGATGTTTGCCGTTGATGCCAGATTCTTCACCACACCGACCGAATGACCTTCAGGCGTCTCGGCGGGACAAATGAAGCCGTACTGGCTGTTGTGAAGTTTGCGGGGAGGAATGAGTTTGCCCGTTTTCTCTATCGGCGTGCTCAGACGGCGAAGATGACTGATACCACTCAAGAACGTGAGACGATTCATCACCTGACTGATGCCGGTCTTCGTACCCATTTTGCCCGAGGCGAAATTGCCCGTTGCGAGGGACGATTTCATGCCGACCTCCACAATTGTCGTTTTCAGGATTTTGTAAACATTCGTGGTGTTGATGATATTTTCAAACTTGCCGCTCGCCTTCCAAGACCCGTTGTGAATTTCCTTGACAATCGTTGACTTCATATCCTTGATGACCTTCGTTCCAAAGTAGAAACGGAAGAGATTTCCAAGAAGATTGCCAGGATGCTCCACCTTCTTATTCGGATAGCCGTCTCGGTCATCGTACGGGATCTTGTTGTGGTAAACATCCAGAACTTTCTTGGTCATCGCAGCGAGGAAGCACGCCTTCTCATACATCATGTCGCCGCCGCCAATGTGAGGCAGGAATTCTTCTGCCAGAATTTCCGAGATGAGTTTCTCCCTCGGCGCCTTGTAGGTCGCGAGGGTGGAGGCGCTGAGCTGCTCACGGATGCCGCCACCGCTGCCAAGATGTTTCTGAAGATAATCCTGTGCCGGCTGCTTGCCGCGAATATCCGCCGCCTCCATAATACATTCCTGAAAGATCATTTCGTAGTCGTTGTGAACATCGCCCATAATCAGTTCAATAATCGCCTTATCCGATTCTACACCGAGGGCACGAAACATGATAAACAGGGGCAACTCGGCTTTGATACGGGGCAGGGTCACACGAATATGTTCAGGACCGGTCGCCAACTTCGGATTGTAAATAATCTTGACCGCGATATTCTTGGGAACACCTTCGTTATCGGGTCCGATGGACTTACATTCAATGATTTCCGCCTCCTTGTGTTTCGCCTTGTTATTACGAAAGACGAACATTCGGTTTTCTGCCATTCGCTCCTGCGAGAGGATGATGCGCTCGCCGCCCTGAATGATGAAATATCCAAACGGGTCCGCCGAGCACTCGCCGAGTTCCCTCGGATGTTTCTCAGGGCTCTCGGACAGGAGGCAATATTTGGATCCGACCATCACGGGAATTTTGCCGGCAAGAACGCGCGTGAGGGTCCGTGTCCGAGTTTCCTTCGTTCCCTTGCCAGGGTCGGTGAGGGTGGTGGTCACATCCATGTCCAGATAGACCGGTGCGGCGTAGGTAAAGTTGCGGAGGCGGGCATCGTTCGGATACATTGGGGTGAGCGCACCGTTATTCTCAAAGATGGTCGGCTTACGGATGCTGACATTTTGGAATTTGACGATCACTTCCACTTCACGGGGCGGACCGCCACCTGGAGCCTTGCCGCCAGGGAGCGCCGTTGCCGGCGCCGTGCCCGTGGGGGTGCCGGTGGTATCCTCCACTGTCACTCGAATGGCGGTGCCCGCCGTACCCGCCGCCGCACGGGTGGTGCCCGTGAGAGTCAAATCTGGCGAGCCAACCACGCGAATCGGACACGATCGTAAGATTGTATCCACAACATCAAAATCCATAAAGTGGTTAAACGAGGCAATCTGATGATAAATTATCTGCCGATTATCATGCTGAGCAAAGTATAAGTCTAGAATTTGTTTCCAAGCGTTCTCCATTCTAGCGGGTTGAGGTCCGAGGTGAGCGCCGAGGTGTTAATCAAATTTGTTGAATCTTTAAACCGCCGCCGTCCGCTCCCGCCCGCAGCACTGTATAATATCTAAGTTATATTTAGAGTCTGTCGCTGCCAATGTCTGATGTAAAAGAGGTGAAAGTAACCTTGATGGAACAGGATGTTAAGAAACTTGCCCGGACTACGACGAGAAAGCGACGAGTAAAGGGTGGCGCCCTTGCGCCCTCCGACGTCAAGGGCTCCGAAGCCGAAGTCACTGCTACTATGACAGCGGAGGGCGTTCCCCCACCAGGAATTATCATACCAGGTGAACCCGCCGCCGTCCCCTCCGTGGACACCCGTGGACACGCCTGGGTCCCGTTGGCAGATAATACTAAAACGGCACCCGACGTCGTAAAACAAGTGACTCCCGCATACGGACCGACGGCAGCCGACGTAGGGCTCACTGTAGGACCCCCAATGAAGGGCGGGGCTCAGGTTTATAGTGGGAATCCTACTGTAAAGTTGGCGGGAAAGAAGAATTCCCTATACACAGCGGCGTCCACCCCCGGTGCCCCCAAAATTCTGCCAACCAAGCGTAAAAGCGGGGGAGCACCGGCTATGACGACGCGTAAAAAGGAGCGGCTGGTGATTTCTACTCCGCCGAAACATGCTCAATCCGGAGGTGTTTCTGCGAAAACACGCAAATTCCGGGAACGGAAAATCAGCATTACGGTGCGCTCCGGATCGCGCGCAACGGCACGTCGTATCAAGGAGAAAGTGGATGCGTTGCCGATTGCGCAGGTCCGACGTGCTTTGCTGCGCAAGGGGGTCCTAAAGCCGGGAAGTAGCAAAACACCGGAGCCGATGATGCGTTCAATGTTGAAGGATTACATGCTCCTCCATAATGCGGACTAGTCGGGACACCCTTTTAAAATTTATAGTACCTTTCCTATAGTAAAATTATTTCCGGCAAATAATTCTATTATATAGTTAAAAAGACCCTAAGGGGGGACCCTTGCGACAATTTAATTGTACAGAGCACCGTGCCTCCGAAAAAAATTGAGAACCGTGAGGCGTCCTAATGACCGGATTACAGGCATCTCTGAATGAATATTTTCTTCCTTAGCCGCCGAGCACGTCAGTGTGCCCGTTGGCATTGCGATAAACACGTAGTCAAAATGATTCTAGAGTCTACGCAACTCTTGTACACGGCAAATCACGAAAACGGAGGCACCGCAGCAATCCTAGCCTCTGCTCCGATTTGTCAGACCACAGGCAATCGTGGATATAAGTCGCATTCCAAAAATCATCCGAGTGCCCTCTGGGTCCGCGAAAGTTTGGCACATTACATCTGGTTGCTTGCACTCGCCAAGGAGTTGGTGGCAGAGCATATGTTCCGTTGGTTGCGTAAGACACCTCACGCCTCGCTCGTTCATTTGGATTGGTTGGAGGAGAATCCGCCGCCTGGGTTGCTAACAAAGACCAAGTGGATGCGGGATCCGACGCCGGCGATGCCCGTAGAATTTCGGCGGGAGGGCGACGTTATCGCCTCGTACCGTGCGTATTATAACGGGGCAAAGCGGGAGAAGGGGATTCTTAAGTACACTCGCCGTCACATGCCGCATATTTTGGAGCAACGAATTTAAAGCGATTTCGTATATATAATAATATATCTGAAATCGCACCAGCAATACAGATATGCCACCGAGAAAAAAAGGAGCACCGGCGAATAGTGAATCCATGGAGAGCCTGTACCTCAGACATTATCAGGAAGGAGTGGCACAATATGGACCAAAAACAGCGGTCCTGCTTCAGGTTGGACGATTTTTTGAAATGTACGATAGTCAGACGGTCGCCACGGGCGCCACGAATACGAATATGCGGGACTTGGTGGAAATTTGCGGATGTGCGCCTGAGCCGAAACCGACGGGCGACCCTGCGCGGCTAAAACTTTTTTGGGGATTTCCTGAATCGGCGCTGGAGAAGTACGAACGGATGTTGGTGCTGGCGGGCTATTCGGTGGTCGTGGTGACTCAGACAAAAGACGGAGCGGATAAGGTGACGAGCCGTGATGTGGACCATGTTAGCAGCCCAGGTACGTATTTTGAGGCGGAGGGTGCGCTGACCGTTCGTGCGGAGGAGCAATCTATGGTCGGCATGTACATTGAGCCGTATAAATATCAACCGAAGGATGCCTCCGCTCGGCAACAGCAGCGGTGGTATGTGGCGATTTCGGCGTTTAATATAAATACTGGCGAGGCGGTGAGCACGGAGGCACATTTGACGCTCATTGATGACCGTGTGGTCTGTGATGCGATTCAGCCGTTTTTATCTATGTATCCGCCGGCAGAGGCGGTGGTCTGGTGGTCTGCGGGGGCAGACCAACCGGCGCCTGACTCAGCGGTCTTGAGCCAGATTTTGGGACTGGGAGGCAAACAGCCGCGTCCGCCCCTCCATTTACGGATTTTGGACTCCAAGGCGGAGTTGGGAGTGGCGGCGGATCGGCTGCGTATCCAATTTTTCAAAGAGCTCTACCAACCGGCGAGCGCCCTTTCGGTCGAGGAACATTTGGATCTGACCCGCCACCCTCAGGTCCGCCGCTCCCTCTTCCATCTTCTTTCATTTATCCGAGATCATAACGCCTCGTTCCTCCAACGGCTGAGCACTCATACAATCTGGGAGGCGGCGGATTATCTCATTTTGGGAAATGCCGCATTGGAGCAACTTGCCATGATTTCGCCAAATTCGGCGCGAGCCCACGAGTCTCTCCTTCACTGGCTCCAGAGGGCGACCACGGCGATGGGTCGGCGTTTTCTCCGCGAGCGATGTT